TAGATATGTCTAGCGAGCAGAGTAATATTAAATGGTCGAACTGTATATATATAAATTCTAATCCAGGATATAATTTAGAGGAACTAAATATTTCAAAAGATGAATATATAATTAAAATTGGTAGTAGCAAGTGCTTACCCGCTAGATACTATTCCTATAAAACTTATTCACCGATTGCTACCCGGATTTTACATTACTACTATATTCACGATTATGATAGTTATGAATTAGATGATGATATTAAAAACGACCTAGATAAATATCGAATTCATTCTAGCGGTGGCATAGAATTTTATAATTCTCGTATTCTAGAACATCTAGAAAATTATTTCAATTCTAGAGAAATTAAATATACACGATATGATGATATGTCTGATTTTCCATCTATTAACAAATCTAACAGGATATCTACAATTAAAGAATATCAAGATGAAGACCTGTTAAAAGCATCTAGAATACCTAAATATAATATCACATTGAAATCTAAATCACAGCAGGAACTAGAAGATATACAAGAAAATCAAGAACTTCTAGATAGGGAATTAATACCACATCAACAAGATATACTGAATCAAACACTAGAATATTATAAAACTAATGATAATGGTATTCTGAATCTCTTTTGTCGTTATGGTAAAACACGATTAAGCTCATTATTTGCATTATTTGCTAGATATAAGAAAATCTTGATTTTAGTTCCTTCATTATATCTAGTTAAACAGACTTATAAAACTTGGTGCAAGTATTTCCCATCAACTAGCATAATTAAAATATCAAGTACGTCTAATGATATTTCAGATAAAGAAACAATCAAAAAGAAATATCAAGAATTAGACAAATTACATAGCGTAATTATATGTATATCAACCTATCATTCTAGTTATAAATTGGAAGAGTTAGAATTTAATCTAGGAATCTATGATGAAGCTCATCGAACTACTGGCGAATTATCGGGTTTCAATAAATTAGTTAGTTCTAGCAAGATAGCTAAAAAATTATTCCTGACTGCAACATTGAAATACTATGATTATCTAGACACTGAATTAGAAACTTTAAAAGTCAATTCAATGGATAATCAAAATATCTATGGTCGAGTAATAGCATCAGTAAGTGCAAAAGAAGCATTAAAACTAAAGCGAATTTGCCCTTATTCAATAATGACTATAAAATTACAGGATATTCTAGAATGTGGTTCTAGCAAACAAAGGAATAAAATAGAGAACATTATAGATAAGTATATTGAATCTAATCTAGAAGAAGATAACGTAGACAATATCAGTGATGGTGTTAAAACATTTATAAGTGATAATAAAAAACGTTATATTCGAATTGCGTATGGATTAATTAAGGTAATTCAATCTACTGGTATTAAACATCTTATTACATTTCATAGATACATTGCGTGCGCTAGATTATTCTCATATATCCTAGAAGAATTCTTTGATAAAGAAGAAAATTTTAAAGTATCCGTAATTACTGGTTCAGATGATAAAGAAACCCGTGATAATATACTAACAGATTTTCAAACTCTAGAACCCGATTCCATTAAATGTAAAATTCTATGTAATGCGCGGGTATTGCAGGAAGGTGTAGATGTACCATCATGCGATGCTGTGGCATTTGTAGATTTAAAATCATCAGCAGTTGATACAATTCAAGCCCTCGCTCGGTGTCTTACATTTCAACCTAATAAAGAGGCATATATATTAATACCTTTTGATGAAAATGATTTTAATCCAATATCATCTAATAAATCAGGGCAAGAAAAAACAAACGGGAATGATATGCTAGATATAAAACTTTCTAATTATGCTCTTAATTTACGACTTATATTACGTAATCTAGTAGAGATAGATGATAATATTAAAGAATACTTTCGAAATTATATACTCAAATTAATGAATCGCCCTAGTGGTGGGTCTGGGCAAATAGAACCAGATAAAGGTATGCTAGAATTAATTAAATGTTTAGTGGATGAAACCGTAATTCGAGAAATGTCCGAAATTGTGTTTGACGTCTTTCATATTGCCAAGGATAAAATAAATAAAAAATATTCAACCCCTGAAGAATATGCTAGCAAAGTCTATCTAGATTTTGGAAATGATTTGCCTGTTAATCCGGATGTGGTTTATAAAAAATGGGGATGGCGTGGTTGGAATGATTACTTAGGTATTGACCCATATATGACGCTTTCCCAAGTTCGCAAACATATGCATCAAGTTAATCTAGAAAGACACACACGATGCGAAGCTATGATTACTAGCCAATCTGAATATCAAGCTTATGCCAAAGATAATAATTTAATGGTTTATGTTAAACCGCTTTACGGCAATTGGTGTTGGTTATTACTACCCGATTATGATGATTTAGTGGCTAAATACTATAAGAAGAAAGAAGAAATACAGGATGCAATCCACCGGCTATGTATCAAGTCTATCACAGATTACGAATTGCGATATTCTAGCGATGCTAGATTACCACATTATCATTTATTGCAAAATGGATTTTATAATGAAAATATACCAGCACTAGGTAAAAATATTTCAACCTTTATAAGTAATTGCAATACTGATGATGATTTAATGATTTAATCCATTTTATCCCTTAAACGACTATATGTGTTATAACACCTATGGAGTTAGGGATGCAATACATCCCAAAACTGCGTTTTCGGGCGCTATCCGCATAACCAAGGCCTAAGGATTTTTTTAAATCCTGGTCGGTTAAGGGATACTATTTCTATTTTTTATTATTTTTTTCCATTTTTTATATTATTATATTTTAAAATAGAAAATTGAAATTTTAAAATCGTTTAAATTACAAAATAAAAATCAAATCATTAAATAGTAATCGCAAAGGAAACATTTAATCAAATATTTTTAGCAATGGAAGCTTTCAAGTCAAAGATTAATGCTATTCGTGATATTCTTCGTAAGGATGGAGTAACTGGTATTGATAGTATCACTCATTGCGTGGCATTTTATATATTACGTAATCTAGATATTACATTATGTGAAAAACTTAGTATTCCAGTTAAGTTTGCATATTGTAATTTTAATAAGGATGATAACGGAACTATTCTAGACCATGGAAAACTATTTGAAAAGTTCTATTTACCTAGTCGCCCAATGGATTGTTTTGTTGGTATTTTAGCTAATAAGTTTAAATTCAAGGCGATCAAGCAATTTGGAATTAAAACATCGCGTTATCTAGAAAGCATTTTCAATATATTTGAAGGAATTGAGCCTAAGACATTAAAATGCGATTGTGATATTGTAGGAACTATTTATGAAATTCATCTAGCAACAGGAACATCAGGTTCTGGTATGCGAGATTTAGGGCAATATTTCACACATCGCAAAGTAATTAAATTTATGATTGAATTATGTGCTCCTAAAGTTGTAAATGGTCATATTGAAACCATTCTAGACCCTTCTATGGGAACTGGTGGTTTTCTTACAATGGCTACTAAATATCTTAATGAACATAATCCAAATATTAATTGGACCGTAGAACAAAGTAATATAATAGGTTTTGATATTTCTGATAGTGTTCAATCACTAGCATATATCAATCTATTGCTTGAAAATGGTGAATTATTTGAAAATATAGTTTCACAAGATACATTACATAATGACTTTATAGCTAATAATGTTCATATTGATAAAGTTGATAATATTCTAGCCAATGTTCCATTTGGATTAAAGAATATTATTCATGCAGATTGTGCAAAACGTATTGTTGATTTAAAGATTCGAGGCACTAAAGCCGAACCTCTATTTTTACAATTAATTATGTTATCTCTTAATGCGAATGGTCGATGTGCTGTTATTATACCTGATGGTGTTCTATTTAACGATGCTAAATTACATACTGAAACACGTAAATATTTAATTGAAAATATGAATTTGAAGAAAGTAATTTCTCTAGACGATGATGAGTTTTTCATGAATACAGGTGTTAAATCTAGTATCTTATATTTCGTTAATGATGGCACTACTCAAGAAGTGGAATTTAGTAAAATTAAACTAGCATCTGGTGAATTAATTGAAGAATCAATAAAGAAAGTAAAGAAAGTCGAATTGGTTGCAAAAGGATATACATTGTTTATAAATAAGTATTTAGATAGTAATGTTGTTAAACTAGCAGGTATTGAGTATAAGAAGCTAGCGGATATTTGTGAAATTAAATTCGGAACACGTATTAAAAAATCAGATGTTGAAGTTGATGTATCATATAAAGATGAAAAATATCCTTGTTATGGTGGAGGTGATATTTCATTCTATATGAAAGAATTTAATCGTGAATGTGAAACTTTAATTATTTCAAGATTTGGCGTATCTAATAAATGTGTTAGAATAGTAAATGGTAAATTTTGGCTAAATGATAGTGGAATGTCAATACATACAAATATTGAAACAATATTACAAAAATATTTAAACTATTATATAGAAACTAATCTTCAACAAAAAATATTTAATATATCAACTGGTTCATGTCAAAAAAATATTAATATAGATGATTTTAAAAATTTTGAAATCCCCATTCCACCTCTAGCCATACAACAACAAATTGTATCTATTCTAGATAACACTTATGCAATCATCAATACTAATAAGGAACAAATTGCTAGATACGAAGCACAAAAGCAGGCGCTAATTTGGAGTGGCACATTAAATTGTGCAGTTAAGAAATTAAAAGATTATATAAATTTTATAAAACCAAAACATTATATTTCACATTCAGAACATGAAAATAATGGGTTATATAATTTATATACATCTAGTATATTAGAAGTTTATAAAACAAATAAAGCAACAATTAATAAACCATCAATCATTTTTAATGCTACTAATGGTAAAGGTAAAGCAGTAGTTCATTATGATACAAATTTTAGTGTTTCTATGGATACTATTATTATTAATTGTTTTAATATAAATATTAAATATTTATTCTATTATTTACATGAAAATATAAATCTAATTGAGGAAGGTTTTAGAGGTTCTAATCATAAACATTTAAGTAATGGTTATATTGAAGACTTAAATATACCAATCCCATCCCCTGAAATTCAATCTAGCATCGTCCAACAATGTGAACATATCGATTCTATTATTACAATGCTTTCTAAAGATAATGAACGATTAGAAGCTGATAATCTTATTCAACGTATTCTAGAATCACTTAATAGACAAGAAGCTAGTTCTACACAACCGGAAATAACTGATGCTACACCAATAGAACCTATCATAGAACCTACTCTAGACTCTATTCTAGAACACATAGAAGAAACAAAGTCTATTGAAAAGAAAATAGTCAAAAAAACTATTGGCAAAAAAACTAGTAAGTAATTACACGCATCTAGATTCATCCTAGTATCTATGTTTTATTCTATTTTTATTTTATTTTTTAATCAATTCAATTCTTATCAATTCAATTCATCCACGGTCTAGAATTGGTGTAGCATAAAACCGATACTACCTAATAAAATAATAACAAATGCTAGAGAGCCTACTAATGCATTGATATCTGCATTGGCTTGTGCGGGTGGATTGTTCTGCAAGGCAATTTCCATTTGTTTATCTTCATATTGGTCGGCATATCGATTTCTCATTGTAATAACAATTGCATATACAATACCTAGTAAGTAATTTACATAAGTCAATAGCAGGCAAACTAGAATATTAAACCATCCATATATACCCTTATTAAGGAATACACCAAATGGGGGCATCATTACTGTCATCGCATATCTAAACCATTTCATACTAACAACTTTACCTTGTGTCAAGGAACTAGGTATAATACCATTGAAATTACCAAATATTAGGTTATATGTAAAATCAAATGCTAGAGATGAAATTTGTAAGAGTAATAAAGTAAATTTAATTATCAAGCCAGTAATAGCATCTATTGCAGATAGAACAATTCCAGTAATTGGTCCAGGGCGTCCAACTGCTTGTTGTAATATATTACCATTACCATTTTGAACTTGTTGTTTTCTATAATAATTTTTATTACTGACAAATATATAATCATCAGGATCTTCTGTGGTTAAATCATTTGGTGTGCTTCCCATTTCAATATATTATATTCCTAAAGTATTGATTCAAAGATTTATTATTCTATTACTTATTTCTAAAATTACTTATGAATAAATAACAAGTAATGCATACACCAATCCTGGTATATAAAACATAAGAGTAAGAATTACACAAATTAATATATTTAACCATCCAGTCAAGCCCATATCCATAAATACTCCCATTGGTGGACATATAATTGTACCTAGCAAGATGCTAAATGGTACTTTATTATTATTAGTTAAATAGCATTTACGACCTTTATTACGGTCAATCCCTTTAAAATAATTACTTTGCTGATCTTGTTTGGTAAGATTTGATTCATCCCAGCCCCAAATTGTCGTCATCCATCCACCTATACCATTCATCATCCAGGCTGCTAATCCTCCTAATATATCAAAAGGTAGTTTGCAAATAGTCACTATTATCAATACTATACTATTATAAAAATCCGCGGTCATATCTATCAATATGAATTTCAAAAATGCGATGACAAACATTACAAACCATACAATAAATTTACCAAACCATATAATTAAATCTAGTAAGAAGAAAAATACTTTTCCAATTTGAAGTATAGATGCAAACATATCTAAAATACCACCACCACGAAGGCGCGGAAATATTTCTAATCCTTTTCCTCCATTTTCTAATACTGCAATTCTTTTTTGTTCATCATTAAGTACTTTACCATCTTTTATTATAAAAAAACTTTCTAGATTATCTATATCATCCATTTATTTGACTAATATATTCGATGATATATTCGATGATTATAATGGATTATCTAATAAAATAGAAGAATTTAAAAATACTATTTCAATCTTACTAAGACTTAGACTTAGAATAGCTAAGAATAAATAACTAGCAGAGCATAAAATAGTCCTGGTACATAGAATAAAAGAGTTAATAAACCACATATGAATATATTCATCCATCCAGTTAATCCCATATCCATAAATACGCCTAGGGGAGGACATAATATTGTACCTAGAAGCACACTGAATGGCACTTTGTTATTATTTGTCAAATAGCATTTCTTACCCTTTTTAGTATCAATGCCTTGAAAATAATTACTGTCTTTATCTTGTTTTGTAAGATTAGATTCATCCCAACCCCAAAAACCTTGCATCCATTGGCCTATCTGATTTACTACAAATGCCGCTAAACCCATTATTACACCAAAAACGGTATTCATTAATGTAACCAGAATTAATACAATACTATTCCAAAAATCCGCTAGTAATTTCACCGGATTTAATAAATCACTAAATACCCAAATCACAAACATTATAAACCAATATATAAATTCTCCAAACCATACAATTAATTGAAAGAGAAATATAAAAACATTACCCATTCCAACTACAGGGTTTATTAAAGGTCCAAAGAGCTGAAAAACCTGTCCGATAATTGGTATATCTTCTAATTCAAAACC